CGCTGAGGAGACGATTAGCAGTCGAGGCGTTAATGCAACTAGCGCATTGGAAAACTGCGAGACTAGCGCGATCGGCAGAGCGCTTGCGAATGCTGGTTATGCAAGCAAGGGTAAGCGACCAAGTAAAGAAGAAATGGTTAAGGTCACAAGAGCCAAACTCGCAGACACAGCAGAAAAGCATCTCTCTGTCGTGAATGAATCTGATCCTTGGACGATCAAGACAGTTGCAGCGCCAGTAACATCGGCAGAAGCTGTTGCAACAGTCAAGGACATTATAGGCGGCACAACTGACAAAGATGTTCCACGATGTGAGCATGGTGAGATGATTTGGAAAACAGGTCAATCAAAGGCTGGCAAAGCGTGGGGTCATTTCAAATGCGTAGGTTCAGCTACAGGGTCATTGCTTCGCTGTGCCAATGACATCATCTGGTATGAGATAAGTCCGGAAGGCAACTGGAGACCACAGAAGGTTAGGGTGTAATCATGGCTGAAATGGTAATCTTTGATAATGGCACAGCAACCATCTTGGGCGGACAGCTCGAAGAGCCGCAAGATATTGTTATCTATTGCGATCTTTGCAATGAACCTGTGGCTATTACTCCAGAGGCTAATGATCAGGTGTTTGTCACCTGTATAAAGTGTCATGCAGTTAGCCACATTGCAGTCAAAACATCGAAAGAAGTAGATGAGTCAACAGAGTCGTAAGCATCGAGGCTATGCGACCGAAAGGCTGGTGGCATCGTTCTTGCAGCAATGGTGGCCGCACGCTAGCGTAGGTCGAGGTCAAGGGAAGGATGTTCTTGGTGTTCCGTTCGACATCGAGATTAAAGCTCGTAATTCCCTAGACATAAGTGGAACGCTCCGCCAGATAAAAGCACGCACTTCTAAATCGGGGGAATTAGGATTTGCTTGCTTTCGGCTTAACGGAATGGGAACTGCATCAGTCGAACAATTCGTCTGCATGCTGCCGTTAGGTGATCTGGTGGAGCTTCTACGAAAAGCAGATTATGACCGAATACCGCCAGATATTGATTGGGAAGCTGCAAGCGTTAGATGTAAATCATGCGGTAATTGGATGATAAAGAATTGGAAGTGTAAAGCCTGTGGGAAAAAAGAAGCCGATAATGCCAATCTATGAATATCGTTGCCCTATTTGTAATACTCAAATGGAGCTTGAATTATCTATGGATCATGACTTAGTTCGATGCACAGATTGTGGTGCACAGGCTAATCGCATTTATTCAGTACCTGGCTTAGTGTTTAAGGGTAAAGGGTTCTACAGTACGGATAACAAGTGAAGATTGGATCATTATGCACTGGCTATGGTGGCTTGGATATGGCTGTTGAAGCTGTATTTAATGCTAAGACTGTATGGGTGTCAGAGATTGATAAGTTCGCATCTAAATTGATCGATGAGCGATGGAAATTGCCTAATCTTGGTGATCTTAAAACGATTGATTGGCACTCAGTTGAACGTATAGACATATTAACTGCTGGCTATCCTTGCCAGCCTTTCAGCCATGCAGGTTACAGAAAGGGCACAAACGATGAACGACACATCTTCCCATATATCTTGGAAGCAATTAGCATCCTTAGACCACGATACGCAATCATGGAAAATGTCAGAGGACATCTCACTCTCGGATTCAAAGAAGTTCTCAAAGGGCTTGCCGAAGTCGGGTATGATGCAAAATGGCGTGTTGTACGAGCAAGTGATGTCGGAGCGCCGCACCAAAGAGCGAGACTCTTCATTATTGCCTACCCCAGCAGCACGGGATTACAAGGGACCTGGCACAAAACAAATGACATTACCAATGGCTTTATTGCCAACACCGACAGTCATGCATGTGAGGAATCACGACGAGCCAATAGAGGTATTCGAGGCACGACAAGCGAGGTCATCGACGGGTCAGATAGGCAAAAGCACAGGAGTTGCTGTGAGGCTTCTATCAACACCTGTAACCAATTCAAGTCACACGACGGGCAAGTGTCGGAATTGGGGAGCAGATTTACTTCACGACGTGAAATGCAACTGCAAGATTTACCGAACACATTGGATCAACTTGGAAGATTAAACCCTGTATTTGTCGAATACATGATGGGATTGCCTAAAGGATGGGTAACTGATTTAGATATATCACGATCTCAACAACTTAAAATGCTGGGCAATGGAGTAGTACCCCAACAAGCTGAATATGCAATTCATCAACTGTTGAAATGCGACACGCCGTTCTGACCTGCACTTATAGAAATGGATTTGACATGACCAGTACACTCAGAGGGCTAGAGCCCACAAAGGGCTCAGAGCGAGCCGCTAGGCGGATAGCTCGCTCGGTAGCAATCGTGTTAGGGGGAGCTCTATGCTTCTCCGTTGGATCAGCTCAATGGGCGACAACAGCACCAACAAAAAAGATAATAAACATAACTGCTAAGCAGTATGCAGCAGGACAATTAACTATGAAGAATTACAAATGTTTAGCTACTCTTTATGGAAAAGAATCTGCTTGGAATTATAAAGCAATAGGTAACTTAACTGGTACTCATAGAGTCTATGGAATACCACAAGGTAAGAGCGAGTGGTTAAGAACAGCTAACCCATATCAACAGATTGATTGGGGCTTACGATACATAGGTCATAGATACGGTTACACTAAGACACATGAAGGTATGCAACCCAATACATGCAAAGCGTTAGATCATTGGAAGCGTAAAGGATGGCATTAGATAAACTCAATAGCCGTAAGTATCGCAATCATAAAGAGCGAGTCTTTGCTCGTGATGGTAGGCAATGCCGATACTGTGGCAATGATGAGAACTTGCAAGTCGATCACATCATCAGCCGTAAGAATGGTGGCACTCATGACATGGATAACTTGCAAGTACTGTGTAGAAGCTGCAACCTACGCAAGTCAAGCAAGGATGAGGGCTCTTTTTTAGCACAAGCGGCTACCCCCCCTGTCTTTTCTTCCCGTATCTCTCCGATGCAGTCCGAACCGATGCAAGATAGTCCGTTTAAGATTCGACCTAATCCAGTTCAATGACAGATAAACCCAAAAGAGTCCAGCCGCTGCGAGGGGCAACTGAACCGAGGGTTCACAGCCCACTTCTAAAGGGCAAAAGCCGTTACAAAGAAATCCTAGACATGGTTGATCGTCTAAAGATGGACAAACTCATGCCTTATCAGGAGTTCGTGCTTAAAGACATGATGGCTGTTGATAAGAAGAATAATTATCGTCGCAAGACATCTTTGCTACTCATCAGTAGGCAGAATGGTAAATCGCACTTAGGTCGAGTGCGTGTTATTTGGGGCATGTTTTATGGCGATGAGAAGAAGGTCATCATCATGTCCGCCAACCGCGCAACATCGTTGATGCTCTTTCGAGAGATTGCCTGGATTATAGAATCAACTCCGGAACTTAAAGCAATGACAAAGGCAATCCGTTACGCAAACGGCGGCGAACGAATAGAGCTACTCAATGGCGCAACGCTCGATGTCATCTCAGATAACTCATCTAGCCCACGCGGTCGAACAGCTGACTTTCTTTGGATTGATGAAATACGAGAAATCTCAGAAGATGGCTACAAAGCAGCTGTGCCAGTAACAAGAGCAAGAGCAAATGCTCAGACATTCCTGACCAGCAACGCAGGCGACCATTTCAGCAGCGTGCTTAATGGCTTAGTTGAACGCGCTAAAGATTATCCGCCGGAAACCTTTGGCTACTATGAGTACAGCGCACCACAGTATTGCAAGATAGATATTACATCCGATTACTTCTGGAAAAGTGCTGTAGCACCTAGCAATCCTGCACTTGGTTACATAATCACAAAAGAATCAATTGAAGAAGCTATTGCCACGAATCCAATCGAGCAGACGAGAACCGAAACTCTGTGCCAATGGATTGACTCGTTGCAATCGCCCTGGCCGCATGGAGTCTTGGAAGAAACATCGGATAACACACTCGAAATGGCTGTGGGCGCATATACAGTCTTTGCATTTGATGTTAGCCCATCAAGGCGCAACGGATCATTGGTCGCAGGTCAATTATTGCCAGATGGTCGAATCGGAATTGGAATCTTAGAGACTTACAGCTCTCAAATGGCAATCGATGAATTAAAGATGGCTGCCAGCATTAAAGCCTGGTGCGACATCTACAAACCGCGATTAGTCTGCTTTGACAAATACGCAACTCAGACGATTGCAGACAGATTATCTCAGGCTGGTGTAATGACAGAGGATGTGTCTGGTCAGCAGTTCTATAAAGCCTGTGGTGACTTATTAGAAGGCTTGGTCAATCATCGAGTCGTTCACAATGGACAGGCAGAGTTGATTCAACAGATGAATAACTGCGCGGCTAAAGTCAATGACTCTGCTTGGCGAATTATCAAGAGAAAATCTGCTGGTGACATTTCAGCACCTATTGGCTTGGCGATGGTTGTATCAAAGCTCATGCTTCCTGCTCCGAAGCCTCAAATCATTGCCTAGACACAAAGTACCTAAATTGTCAAGAATTAGACAAAGTATGGTAAGATGTCTATATGGGTCGCTTACTGCAAACATTCGGACTACAACCTAAACCTTTACTCGAAGCACAGTCAGCACCCCAAGTCTTAGGCGAATACTCGCCTTATGCAATGCCGTTTCAATATGCATATGTTTCAAGAGAAGAAGCTTTAAGCGTTCCTGCATTGCAGCGATGCCGCAATTTACTTGCAGGTACAATCGGCGCGATTCCTTTAGAGCTATATCGCAAATCTACAAATGAAGAAATTGCCCCACCTGTATGGATTGAACAACCTACTTATTCACAACCACGATCTGTGACAATTGCCTACACGGTGGAATCGTTACTTCTATACTCGCAAGCTTTCTGGAAAGTGGTCGAAGTCTACAATGAAGATGGACGACCATCACGCTTCGAATGGATTGCTAACAATCGAGTAACTGCAACACTTGATTCAACAAACACTTATGTCAAGTCTTACGCAGTTGATGGAATTACATTGCCAATGGATGGGTTGGGTTCTTTAGTAACATTCCAATCATTAAATCCTGGAATCTTGACAACTGGCGCTTCAACTATTCGCGCAGCAATCGATGTCCAAAAAGCTGCAACAATAGCGGCAGCTACTCCAATGGCTACTGGCTACATCAAGAACAACGGTGCAGACCTTGATCCGAAAGAAGTTCAAGGATTACTAGCTGCGTGGAAGAACGCACGCAATAATCGTTCAACAGCATATCTAACATCTACTTTGGAATACACACCAGTTTCATATTCACCTAAAGAAATGATGTATTCGGACGCAATTTTCAATTTAGCCACCGAAATTGCACGCCTTTGCAATGTTCCTGCTTATTATGTTTCCGCAGATCAAAACAACAGCATGACCTATGCCAACGTTCAAGACGAAAGAAAACAGTTTCTCACATTAAGTTTGCAACCATTTGTAACCAGCATTCAGGACAGACTCAGTATGGACGACATCACCCCAAGAGGGCATTTAGTAAAATTTGACATAGACAAAAATTTCTTGGCAACAGACCCATTGCAAGAACTTGCAGTAATTGAAAAATTGCTATCGCTTGGACTTATCACAACAGAACAAGCGATGGAAATGACAGACCTAACACCTAATGGAAGCAATGGTATGGAATGAACCAGATCGTAACCCTTACGGCTGAACTTACAGCGGATTCCGCTAGTCGCACCATCTCTGGCAAAATTGTGCCATTGAATGTAGAAGCAGGTTCAACTAACTATGGCAAAGTAATCTTCGAGTCAGGCTCGATTGAGATTGCTGATCCTAAAGCAATCAAGTTGCTTAGCCAACATGACATTAAGAAGCCTATTGGTCGTATGGTCAGCTTCTCTGAGTCAGAAGATGCAATCTATGCAACATTCTCTGTAAGCCGTTCACAACGCGGTACAGAAGCACTCATTCTTGCTGAAGAAGGCTTACAGTCCGGACTTAGCATCGGCGTAGAAGTTATCAAATCAAAAATTAAAGATGGTGTGACTTATGTGTCCTCATCTCGAATGGTCGAAACAAGTTTAGTAACAGAGCCAGCATTCAAGTCTGCTCAGGTTACTGATATCGCAGCTGAAGAAGCCGAAAAGGTCGAAGAAGCTGTAACCGAAACCCAACCAAAAGAAAGCGAGACAGTAGTGGAAGAAACCACAGCAGTCGAAGCAACACCATCAGTAGAAGCTGCGGCTGTCGAGGCTGCTCGTCCTACTGTTACAGCAATGGCTTACA